GCGGTGGCATTGATCATTATGATACCGCCGGTGGTGGTGTTTATTATTTCACAGTCTTCCGTAATGGAGACCATGTCCTGTACCGGGATCAAGGGATAAGGGGGGGTATGTCTATGAACATGGGAAAAAAAGTATCGGTCCTGTTGCTGTGGGGGATGTTGCTGTCGCTGCTGTTTCCCCGGACGGTGCTGGCATCGGAGGCACCTTACGAGACCTTTACGCTGGATGTGTGGGGCAATGCGGTGCCTTCGCCAAATGGCTATGTGCCGGTGCGCAGTATCAGCGGCTCCCAAATCGGCTGCGGAGATTTTAATAATGGCGCGGACCTGTTTTATAATGCCGCCCGCAATATGATATATGTGGTGGACGCAGGAAACGCCAGGATTCTGGTGCTGAATGAAGAAATGGAGTTGGTGGGACAGTATGACAGATTGACCCGCCCCGACGGGAGCGAATATGTGCTTTCCAATCCCCAGGGAATCTTTGTACAGGATGACGGCACCATGTATATTGCCGAATCGGGCAACCAGGAAGTGGTGGTCTGCGATGCTCTGGGAAAAATCCGGCAGATTTTCGGCTCTCCAGAGACGACGCTTATTCCAGTGAACTTTGACTATCGGCCCAGTAAGATCGCGGTGGATGACAGGGGACGCATATATGTGCTGTCCAAGGGCGTATACCAGGGGATGGTTTATCTGGAATCGGATGGCAGCTTTATTAAGTTTTTCGGCGCACGTAACGTGTCCATGACATGGAAGGACCATTTGAAAAAGGCATGGCAAAAACTTTTAAGCGATGAGGCAGCGGCTACCATGCAGGCCTTTGTACCCCTTGAATACAGTAATATCTTTATGGATCCCCAGGGCTATATATATGGCACGGTCATCGGTGAAAAGGGAATGGATCTGGTATCCCGGGTCAATCCGGTGGGAATCAATGCTTTGCCATATAAGGTGAACGGAAGGATGTCGTACATAGATGTTGCGGCAGACGAGTATGGAATTGTCACTCTGCTGGACACCAAGTATGGTTCCATTGACCAGCTTAACGAGAACGGGAAACCCCTTTTTATGATGGGAGGCCAGGGAGACCGGGCGGGACTGTTTCGGAGGCCCGTGTCCCTGATTCAGGTCCGGAGCAGGCTGTATGTATTGGACGGGGATAAAAATACCATCACGGAACTGAGGATCACGGAATTCGGCAGACTGGTGCACAATGCGGTAAGGCTGTACAATGAAGGACTCTATGAGGAGAGCATAGAGCCCTGGAAGGAAGTGATCCGGCGCAATGCCAATTATCTGGCGGCCTACACCGGATTGGGAAAGGCTTACTATCAAATGGAAGAGTATGACACTGCCATGTATTATTATCGGCTGGCAGGGGACAAGGAGGGGTATTCCCTGGCCTATAAAGAAGCGTCTCTGATCAAGATCAGAAATGCCTTCGGAGCCATTGTATTCTGTGTGGCGGTACTGACGGCAGCAGTGGTTTTGTGGAAAAAACACAGAGTACGGATAAATTTAAGAAAGGGGGCGGCGGCATGAACGGTCTGAAGGAAGGCGCAAAACAGTGCAGATATACCATGTTCCATCCGGTGAACGGTTTTGACCAGATAAAGTGGAATAATGCGGGAAGTATGTTCTTTTGTATGCTGATCCTGACGGCCTTTTTTCTGGTGAGAGTGTTTGACGAAGCACTCATGGGATTTATCTATAATACCGCCAATCCGGAGGAGATATCCGTTCCGTCTATTTTCCTCATCAGCATGGGCGGGTTTGCCATCTGCTATGTGTCAAATTGGGCGGTTAGTTCCCTGATGTTCACCGAGGGAAAATCCCGGCAGGTGTTCGTCATGCTTTGCTATACGCTGGTGCCCTATACGGTGTGTGATATGATTTATATTCTTGCTTCAAATTTCACCAATCTGGAGATGAAGGCCTTTCTGACGGCCTTACGCGTGGTGGGCCTGCTCTGGAGCGGATTGATTCTGCTGATCGGCGAGTATTATGTGCATCAGCTTACGGCGGTAAAGGTCTTTTTAAATCTGGCGCTTACGGCGGCGGGGATTGTAATTCTGTTGTTTTTACTGCTTTTGGGTTACAGTCTGGTACAGCAGATATATGCTTTTTTATACACCATATACAACGAGATCGCATTTCGCCTGTAGACGGAATCAAAGATTCCGGGAAGCGGGAGACCAGGAAGTCGGAGGCTGCGAAGTTGGGGATTACGAACGTGGAGACTGTGAAGTCCAAGACTTCGGGAAAATGGGGGTAAATATGAAAATGGAAAAGCCGCCATCCGGCGGCTTTTTCTATTCCTCATACATAAATTCATGTTCTAAACCGCTAACAAAACGAATCCGCATGATTTTTCCATCCTGGACAAAAATTTTGTCTATCAGTTGATCAATAAAATCCTTTATGATTGCATTGTCCAGATCGGTGACGAGTTGCATATAGTCAATGTGTTCTTCTGAAGCTATATGCTGGGCTACAAGGAACGCCGACGCCTTTTTAATGAAAGACAGATCGGCAGAGCCGGAACCTTCGCTTCCGTTTGCGGCAGAAATCCGTTTTTCAATATCACGGATCTTTGCTGTCAGTTCGCGCTTTCTTTCTGAATATTCTTCTTTTGTTAACGCGTCCGGATCAAACATATATAATTCAGTCAGCCTTGAAATAGCATTCTTGTATTTTTCGCATTCCCTTTCCAGAAGTCCGGCACTGTCAACTGACTGGTTTTCCATGCTGTCAGATTCGCCCATATCCGGCACATATGCGCCCTTTCTGATGTTTTTACCGGCCAGTATGGAAAAGGTTGTTTTAAGGCATTCCGGCTTTATTCTGACGCCGGAAAATTCCGGCCCGGAGAGAAGCGCAGCTTCCATTTTTTCCGGAGAATCAATCCTTTTGAAATCTTTCTGGATCTGTGCCAGGTTTGCAACATAATTCAAAATAAACGGCCCTATGTACGTTTCACGGATCCCCCGTCTGTTATCGCAATCCATCATGTTTAGCCTTCTTGCACAACTGTAATTTGAAGGGCGGAATCCGTTTTTCAGTGCAATATCTTTTCTGGCACCCATATTGCCGCCACACATATTACAGATCAGTTTTCCGGCGAATGTGTGAATATGTTTTGTCTGGCGGATTGTTGACACGTCACGGCTTCTTGCGTTTTTGTCCATTATCTGATTGCAGCGTTCAAATTGTTCTTTAGAAATAATGGGTTGATGGTTATTTTCTTTTACAATCCATTCACTTTCCGGCCTAAATTTATCATGTGCTTCACGCTTGTTATAGACATAGATTCCGATATAAATTTGATTGTGTATTGCGTTCTTTATCAGTGCAGGATTCCATGCCCTATTATCCGGTAACTTTATATTATTGTTTTGCATAAACCGGGCTACTTTTCTACATGATTTTGTTTTTTCGTATTCGTCAAATATCAACTGAACTATTTCTTTTTCATCCGGATCCGGTTCCGGTGTCATTGTTTCCCGGTTAAGTCTATAGCCGAGAGGAAGCCGCGCCCCATTCCATTGACCATTTTCGGCACGGTCGAGCATTACGGCCGTTACACGTTCGGAAGTCATTTCCCTTTCCAGTTCTGCAAATATCAGTATAATTTTCAACATGGCGCCGCCTATGGGCGTACTGGTGTCGAATTGCTCATTGAGGGAAATAAACGTAACCTTGCGTTCCTTTAGTTCCTGGTACATTGTGGCAAAGTCCAGAAGGTTCCGGGAAACACGGTCAACTTTCCACACAATCAAGTGTGTATAATCCCCCTTGCGGATGCAGGCCATCATTTTTTGAAAATTTGGCCGGTCGGTATTTTTAGCGGAATAGCCATCATCCTCAAATATCTGGTATTCGTCAATGTCGTACATTTTGCAATATTCTTTTAATTTCTTGCGCTGCAATGGCAGACTATCCTTGTCTATCTGGTATTTAGTGGACACGCGGACATATAGGGCCGCTTTCCGCTTGCTATGGCCCAGAGCTGGGCCGGCTTTCTTTCTTGGCATGGTTCCCCCTTTCCCCGGCATCCGAAAAAAAGGCGCAAAAAAGAAAGCCTATTGATTTTCACGGCTTCCCATGCTATAATTTGTTTGCTTATTATCAGCAGGAAAACCGCTTTTTCGGTATGCCTGGTATTAGAAGCTGGTCGGTGTTTGCAGACGCCGGCCGGCTTTTCTTTTTATTTTATTTTTCTTTCAACAAAAGAACATCATAGATATTTACATTAAAATCCGGTATTTCCGTTCCGTCCCATTTCACATAGGCAAGACCGGTCGCATACGCGCCCTTTATGACGGTTCCATCCATATACACGCGCCGATTGTTTCTGTCATAATAATACTTTCTTACGCGCTGACCTTTCCGGAGCCTTTCAAAATCATCATGTTCAACCATTGCGATCCCTCACATTGATTTCATTGCTTGTTACACAAGTTCCAAACGGATCCGACTTCCATCTTTTAAAGTCTTTATTTTCCCGTTTTGGTAAAGCTCATGCACGGCATCATCAAAATAAGGTTCCAATTTCTTAGAAATGCCCTTTTTGACGTCTGTTTGTAATGCCGTTCCACCAGAACTTTTCATAAAATCAATAATACTTTCCATAGTTTCACATTTTAACTGATATATGTCTTTATTATCCTTACTTGAAGATTTTTTGGACAGAATCCACTTGATAGGATAAAACCACCATGCAATACATATGTACCACCACCATCCAATAAATACCCACCAAAGAACACTATGTTTCATAAATAAACCAGCCTTTCTTCCATGATTGAAAATCATTCTATCCGGTAGCCGTGCCGGATTTTCCATGTCCATAATCCCGTACATTTTCCGCAGCTTCTTTTTCTTCGTCAAGCTGGCGATCCAGTTCGGCATGGATTTCTTCGCGTGACATTTCCTGCATAGTTCGGTTTTTAACAAGTTTTTCATTATTCATTTTTTTAGATGAATCCATAAATCCATCCATTGATTGTGGCGGGCCGCTTCCAGAGTATGCCGGGGCATATGGATCCATTTCTGCAAGTGCAGCGTCAACGTCATGGAAATGGTCATATATTGCCCGCCGCAGATCCGGCGGCATAGCAAGAAACTTTTCTATCATGACATAATCAAAATTGAAAAGTTTATATTTGTATGCCAGTTGATCCAGTATGTCAGATGGTTTTGGTTTAAACATTTCCCCTTCGCCAGTCCGGAGCCATTCTTCGTAAACATCAAATTCCCGGCAGATTAAGGAAATAACGGAATCAACCGGATCATTTCTTCCAGTTTCATAATTTGCTATGGTATTCCGTTTTATACCGATCCTTTCTGCAAACTCTTGTTGCGTCAAGTCTAATTCCCGACGAATTTTTTTAATACGATCCTTCACGTTTTCACTTCCTTTCTGTAACAACAATATCATGAAAATGTGCGATTGTCAACAAAAAGTCATAAAAACACAAAAAAGGCCTTGACATCTGTGCGAATAGGACATATAATAGTCGCAGAAACACAAACAACACACAAGAAAGGAGCGGTCAACATGGTAAAGCAGGAAAAAGGCTATACACCGGAACAGATCAAGGATGCTGAAAAATTATGTCAGCTCATGCAGAAAGTACCGGATGCGAAGCGCCAGATGTTTTCCGTTTCCGTCCTTGCATACATGAACGGCTTCGAAGCCGGAATTGCGCTGGGGCGTGACATGGTACAGGCACAAACAACCGGATAACGGTTTTTCTATATAACCGGGAACCGGCTGCAACCGGCGGTTATAGTCTGATAATAAGCGAACCTTGACAACTTAATATAAAGCCAGGGAAAACAAAAAAGAAAGGGGGTGTTATCAATATGAGCCGTGACAGTTATTCGATCCATGATACAACAATTTCTTTCATCAATGAAACGGAACGAGGGCCGAAAAAAGACTGGTTAAAACATAAGTTCCGGCATTACGGTTATTTTTACCACATTATGAATATGCTGGCGGCCGAAGGCTTCAATGTCCGGCAGGATCTGGACGTTGACAAAATACTTCGGCGGGATCACTGGATCGGTAAACGTGGGGATCTGGAATTTAATGCTGAAAAATATCCAAACGGATTCAAGATTCAGTTTTTTCAGAATGTAGTACATGAAAATCCATACGGTGGCAGACACGATTTTGACAAATTGGAGAAAATGCCGTATCTGATCCGGATTCGGTATAAAAAGTACATGAATAAAATAGTTGAATTGCTGAAAATGCTTGTTGTTGTGGATGATAAAACAAGCAAACGTCCGAAACTTGCGGAAGAGCGGATCAAATGCCTTTATGTGGAAAGCTGCCATCATGAGCAGAAAGACACAAATTTTGATCTTCGGAGCTTGGATGGACTGACGCAACCGACATATAACGGGCTTGACCGGGATAAAAAGGTTCTTCACAACGGCGACATTAAATATTTCCGTGATTACAACGGCTATCTTGCCCACGGCGCAGTTTATCACAATCTTAACAATATGTGGTATGTCATTACAGATAAATACACATTGCGGAATATTGCCGCTCA